TCATTAGATATAATTTTAGTTTGTTCTATAGTTTTAAATAAATCTACTAGTTTAGTATCAATTATATTAAAATTACCAACAAATATATAACGATGATATTGTATTAGTTTATGTGGCTTTGTAAAAAAATCGTGAATTTCTTGATTATTTAATACGTCCTTGTTACATAATTCATTAAACTTAATATTAATATCATTTTGTATGGACGACATATGTTCATCAGGTATTTTTAAATGTATAACCGAATAGATAGAGGCCATTATATTTTATATAATAGATGGATATTATATAAGTTATAAATACATACTATAAACAACACTATCAGCTAATGACATTTCATTCTTTTTAATAAAATCATTAATATTATCAGTATCAATTTTGATAGGTAATGTGAAATTCTTTGATTTAAATTTAATAAGTTCCCCGGATGGGTCATATCGTAAAATATTACATTTTGAAATAATTTCGTCTAAATGCCTTTTTAAATTACGAACACCAGCTTCTTTATCAGTATAATTATTTATAATATTTTGTATAACTTCATCCGTAAAAGTTATATCATCTTTTTTAAAGTTATATTCATTCAATAAACGAGGTAATAAATATTGCTTAGCTATAGTGACTTTTGCTTTTGTATCAAATCCGTCAGTTTTTATTTTATTCATACGGTCTAATAAAATTGGGCTAATCTTACTTTCATCATTATAACTGAATATGAATGTAGCTCGTGATAAATTGAAATCTATACCTGAAAAATATTTATCTTGGAATGCGTGATTTTGTGTAGTATCGGTTAAATGACATAATACATTCATAATTTCTTCACCTTTAGAAGTCTCACTAACTTTATCTAATTCATCAAAATAGAATATAGGATTCATACAATTACATTCCATCAATATTTCTACAATACGACCTGGTTTGGAACTTACATAAGTCATTTCGTGACCTATTAAAAAAGATGATTCTTGCATACCACCCAAAGGGATAAATCCAAAAGGTCTATTCATCGCTTTACAGATACCGTGTTTAACTAAAGTTGTCTTACCATTACCCATTGGCCCTTGTATAGCAAATACATTACCTATTGATTTAGGATTAGATATTTCACGAGCTAATATTGAAATAATTTGAGATTTAGCTATATCGTGACCAAAGACTTCGTTATCCATTGTAGATTTAATAGATTTCAAATAAGAATATACATCATTTTCACTATATTTAGGTTGAATAAATGTATCAAATGGAATTTTTTCCATCATATTAATCCATCTTAATAGTTTATAACGTTCTTCTGATACACTATTAGTTTTTTGTTCCAATTGATGTAATATTACTTGTTTAGATTTATCATTTAGATTAGGTGATTTTAATACGCGAAATCGTAAAGGTGTATCATTAATAGTATTTTCTAATATTTTATTTTCAAGAGAAGCCATTTCAGTTTTTTGAATTTCATCCAATTTTTTTATCCATTGAACCTCATCATAATCATATATTATATCTTTTTTAAGACCATCTAATATTGGTTTACCACAAAGACTATTATCTTCATTATCTTCTGTTTCAGTATTATCATCGTCGTCATCATCATCGTCATCATAATCAACAACCGCTACACCTTTTTTTTTATTATTTTTCATCAACTTTTGTATCTCATCAATCATTAAATTTTGTATCATATTGAAAAATATATTTTGATTATTTATTTTGGGTTTTGTAGTCATCTTCATTTTTTTAGTAATTGGTTTAGTAATTTGTTCATCATCTTTATTTATTGGTGCTAATTTTCTATAATGTTTAGCTTTATTAGTAGGTGTTATTGGTGGTGTATCACTATTAGACACATCATTTTCTTCTTGAGCAGTAATAGAACGTGTTTTAGGACGACGTGGATTATTATCATTAGGAGTCATCTTTTATTTTATATAATTTATAATAAAATATTTAATTATAAATTACGTGTCAATTTCTTCTTTTATTTTAGAAGAGAGCTATCATATTTAAAAACAGTTTTACTACACATAGTATGTTGCATTTGTGATATTTCTTTGGTTTCTTCTTTTATTATATCATAACATAAATCAATAATAATATTATTTGATGTATGGTCTAACATAGATTTAGACATATTTACAGCCATTTGATGGTGTGCTATCATATTAATCATAAATTGTTCATCTGTCATAATAGGACGTGATGTAAATACAGATAAAGGTATATTACCAACATCTGGATTATCTACTTGAGGTTCATAAAATTGGAAAACGGTTTTCATATAAGCTGTTTTAGCTATAATAGGGTCAAATGAAAATTCAAGTTTATTCATAATATTTTTCATAATGAATATTTCATATCCTTGTTGCCACATAATATGACGACACAAATAAGTCATATTTGGATCAGTTGTTTTTTTTAAATAATCAGTGCATATATCAATAGCCGCTTGATGGTGTGGTATCATATGTTGTAAATATTGGTCTTCTTTTACAATATTAATTGGTTCATATTTTTTAGGTTTTTCAGTTTTTATTTTATTAATATTATTAAAATATGCGTATGATATACCTAATGCTATTGTTGATAATATTATAATAGATTGTATCATTATATGATGTGTATAGTTATTATAAATATAGATTTTAATACTTAAGTGCTATTAATGTTATAATACCTGATAGTAATGTTCCCCATAATGTATCAATAATGGATTCATATAATCCCCAATGTTTAATTGTTGCTAAATTAGTTCCATTATAAACACCGTATATACAAAAACCTATTAGAAGACCATTTAATATAGATTTACGTTTAATAGCAAAATGATAAATTGAGAAAGCTAATAATATATATACAACTAAAGCTGATAAAATAACACGAGTTTTAGGTATTTTAACAGTTCCCTGTATTCTATTTAGTTGCTTTTGATACATACTTGTATTTATATAAGTAATCATAGGAATATCAATAATTAAAAAAATGGAGAGGACTTTAATAAATGTATATATATCCAACATTATATAATAAATGTTGAAAATATGATTGATTAGAATTGTAATGTAAAATCTACACCTAATTCTGTATTATTAGTTAGGTTCATAGATTTAACAGTTTCATTCAATTCGGGATATTTTATAGTAATATCTGTTAAATCAGGTAGAACATTTTTAACATAATTGAATAGGTGTTTATCGTATAATTTATGATAATCTTCTGTATTCATTGGTGGAGCAAAAGTACATTCTGCGGTATAAAATGGTTTAGTAAACCAAATGAAACTAAGACTAAATGTTATTTTATTTAAATCGGTAGTTTTCATTTGTGAATACATTTGTTTTAATGCTAAGTTGAATTGTAAAATATTATTTAAAATATAAGTTAAATATTCATTCATTTCTCCATCATAAAAAGCGTTTAATTCATTATTATATTTTTCAACTAGTTCTGTAATAAGTTGTGTATCAAGTGATAGATATGTAGATAAGTCATCTCTATTTAGTGATAATTTAGTTTGGTTTAATTTAGTTGTTTTTTGAATATTTTCTATTAATTCTTTAATATTACTGACATAATATAAGTCGTGACAATTAGGACATATAAATAGAGCTGATTTCCAAGTTGTAGTATCAACATTTTCAGCCATTTCTAATTGTTTTTCGTATGAAATGAATGTATCAACAATATCTTCTTTTCCTAAACCGCATAGACTTAGTGTTACCGCAGAGTATTCCATATTATCACTTTCACAACAATTTGAACAATAATTTACGAGAGTATTTGATAATAAATCGGGATATTGTTTATCAGGAAAACCATCATTAAAATAAGGACATTTATGCGGTTGTGTGAATATCATATCATCATTAAATTTGAAGAAGTGGAATTTACCAAATACACGAAAAGGGATAGTAAAAGACATTATATAGTGGTTATTATGATACTTATTTTAAGTAAAAATAAATATTATAATTTAGATATATTTATACGGACCATCTCCTTTTACAACAACATCTTTTTTATATGGTTCCGCATTAATATCGTTTCTTTTAGCAAATACTGTCCAATCAAAATAAGATATTTGTGTTAATGTATCTTTGCCTAATAATGGTAAACGATAGACAGTAAATTGTCCATTATTTACACGACTTGATGATAAGTTAAATATTGATGGACCATCATCATTAATTGCGGTAATATTAATAGTAAAGTCGTAAGCAAATACTTTTACATATTCAGGTAATGTTATTGTGGTTTGTGTTTCATTACTATTAAAATGTGAATGACCACGATAATATACACCAACTTCAGGGCCTTCTAAACAAGCGTGAACTAAATATTTATCATTATCTACTGGATGGTCTATAATGAATGTTTTACCGCTTGTGCTATTATAGAAAACTTCATAATTAGTGGTATTATACATTAATGCATAGGTAGTATCATTATTATCGCGTATAGGACGAATATAGCAAGCATTTGAAGTGGTTGGATTATATTGGCCAATATAACTACCACTATTACCCATAGCATCTATTATAATACTATTTGCCGGTTGAGAATTTTGATTAAAACCATCATAATATCCGGCATAGCTTCCTATAGCTATTGAATTTGCTCCTTGTGCTGAATTACCCGCGAAGCTTCCAATAGCTATTGAATTTGCTCCTTGTCCTGAATTTCCAGCATAATAACCTAATGAAATAGATTCATATTGTTGGCTAGAATAACCAGCATATTTACCGATAGCTATGCTATTTTCACTTTGTAGTTCATAACCGGCTCTATGTCCAATAGCAATTGAACTTGTGCTCATATTTGAATAGCCAGCTTCTGGACCGATTGCGATAGAATATGATGATTGTCCCACTTGTCCCGCTCTATATCCAATTGCTATTGAATTAGATGATTGAGATAATTGACCAGCAAAATAACCTATAGCTATACTATATTCTTTTTGTGTATCTTCACCAGCTAATGTTCCAATAGAAATACTATCATTATATTTATTATAACGTCCAGATTGATAACCTATTGCGATTGAACTATAACTTTGATTATTATTACCAGCTTCATATCCTATCGCAATAGCATTTTCTTGTTGTTTATTACCATTTACACCTTCACCCGCAAAAGAACCTATAGAAATCGCATTTTCTTTTTGTCCAGAATTGCCTGCTTTATATCCGATAGATATAGCACTATTTTGTTGCCCACTATAACCAGCTTGATAACCTATACCAATTGAATAAGAACCCTGATTAGTAAATCCGGCACTTCTACCTATACGAATATTAATGGTTTGAATGCGTGTTTCACCTGACACATCTAATATATAAGCAGGTGAATTTGTACCAATACCGACATTACCCGCGTTATTATTATAAATATCGTTAGTTCCACTAATATCCCAATAGCTTGTTCCACCACCACCTCCAGTAATCCATTGAATACCATTACTTGTACTTGATAATACTTGACCAGAACTACCAGTACTATCATTTTTATCACGTATATATTTTAATCTCATTTCACCAGAGACATCTAAATCATATTTCGGATTATTTGTATTTATACCTAATTTAAAATTATCTTTTCCTAAATTTATACCATATATACCACCGAATGAACTATTACTGGCATCAAATCCTATAACTAATTGATTAGAAATATCCAATTTGGATGATGCTCCTGGTCCAATAACTATAGAATTTAAACTATTAATAGCTGATGAATTAGCACCAATAGCAATTGAATTAACACCTTGATTAGTATAACCTGCGTTAAGACCAATTGCTATCGCATTACTACCTTGTGAGGTAAAACCCGCATATTTACCAACTTTAACCTTATTGATATTAGACTTATCAATAGACATTATATTACTATATATAATATAAATTAATTAGAATATATTACACCAGCCATACCAGACATAATACGTAAAATATTATAATTTTTGGCCCATATACGTATATTTTTAGCTTGTGAATTGACATTTATGTGTAACACCGCATTATCTATACGACTAAAATTACAAGTTCCAGATGGTTGATGTTCTTCTGGTTTCAAAGCAAAATTATAAATATAAAATCCACCAAATGGTTCAACTAAATAGTCATAATATGGAACTGGAATAGGACTAAAATATCCTATTTGTTTATTACCGCCAGTATGATATTGATATGGTAATACACAACGGAAATATGTTCCTTCTCTTTCTTTAAAACGTTCCATTAGATTGAATCGTATATGTGCGGAGGTGGTTAAATCTATTGTATAATTATCATTCGGTGTATCAATACCCCAAAAGTCAAAAGGATGAATCACATTAGTTGTATTATCTCTTTGGATAGCCCATACTATTTCTTTGATAGGATGACTAAAATGCATTTCAATTTGATTTAAACCAGGTAATAAACCTTGTAAATTAGAATATTGTGTTTGTTCAATTAAATATTCGTGAGACATTTGAGCAAATCTGCGACGTTCATCTGTATCTAAAAATATATAATCACCATATACTGCTAATGAATATATTGAGGGTGATGATGAATTAGATAGTATATATTGTTGGTTATTAGATGGATTTGCGTAAACATAGTTACCATTTAATTGAACATTTATTTTAATATCGTGATATTGTAAGGCTACTAATGGTAAAGCTAATCCTGGATTGCGACAGAACCAAAATTGTAAAGGAACATATGTTTTAGAATTATTATTTTTATTTGTTAATTGTCCAGATAACATACGGCTTAATTGTTCCATTTTTTCATTTGTATGTGTAAGTTGCGACCAAATATCCATCCAAGCACCGAATTGTCTATCTATAACTTGACCACCTATTTCTAATTCAACAAAATCTATAATTTGATGTCCAAGACGCCAAGAAGCAGGAACACCCGACATATCCCAGTCAATTTCAAAAATTATATTAGCTAATAAATCACCACGTCTTGCTATAGTAGTTGAGAATAGAGAACCTAATTTAATATAACCATCAACAGGTATTTCAATTGATTCAATAGAAAAGTTTGTATGTCTTTTATATATTGTTTTAAAATATGTTATTTGTGGGTTACCTGTCAAAAATATATCTTGAGCTCCATATGCTACTAATTGTAATAGACTACCACCCATAATATGTTATACTTATTATTAAACTATAAAATAATAATTATAATTAGATGTATTTATATGGACCATCACCTTTAACTATAACATCTTTTTTATATGGTTCTACATTAATATCACCACGTTTAGCCATAACCATCCAATCAAATCTACATTTTTGTAATAGTGTATCTTTACCTAATAATGGTAATCTATATACTGTAAATTTTCCATCTATAATATCAGTAGCAGATAAGTGGAATATGTTTGGACCATTATATGATTTAGGTGTTATTGATATAGTATAATCATATGCGAATGATTTTACATAATTAGGTAATGGTATAGTTAATTCATCTATATTTTCATTAAATATGGCAGAACCACGATAATAAACACCAACTTCAGGACCTTCTAAACAACTATGAACCAAATGCCTATCATAATATATTGGATGATCTATAACGAATGTTTTACCTTGTGTAGTAGTTGCGGTAGAATATACGAGTTCACTTGATAAGTCATTATACATCAATATTTTATATACACCTGTTAAAGCTTGAGCTGATCTAATAGGGCGTATATAGCAAGCACCGGAAACATCACCATTAATAGTAGGGAAACCGCCCGTCCCATTACCACACGCATCAATAACTATAGAATATGCACGTTGATTATTCAATCCAGCTTGGAATCCAATAGCGATTGCGTTAGTCCCCTGTCTTATATTTCCTGCTTGATTACCTATTGCGATTGCTCTATTTGATTGTCCTGATAATCCGGATGAATTTCCTATAGAAACACATGAATCACCTTGGTTTCTAAAACCAGATAACAGTCCAATAGCGATAGAACTTTGACCTTGCCCTGAAGAACCAGCTTGAAAACCAATAGCGATAGAACTTTGACCTTGCCCTGTAGAACCAGCTTGAACACCAATAGCAATTGAATTTAAATTTTGTCCGGTAAAACCAGCTTCAACTCCAAGAGCAATTGCTCCACTTACTTGTGAATATCTCCCTGCATCAGTTCCAATTGCGATAGCATTTATACCTTCATTACTAAGACCAGCATTAATACCGATAGCAATCGAACCTGAACCTTGATTTGTATAACCAGCATTAACACCAATCGCGACTGAAGCAATTCCTTGGTCTTTATTACCAGCAAATACGCCGATCGCGACTGAAGCAGTTCCTTGGTTAAGTTCTCCACAATTAGTTCCAATCGCAACAGCAGATATCTTTTGATTTAAATATCCTGAATAATAGCCTATACCTACACATCCATCGCGTTGTCCTGTAAATCCAGAAAAAGAACCTATAGCTATACTATTTTTAGATTGGTCATATGCGGCAGCATAATAACCAATTGCTACTGAATTAAAACCCTCATTACTAACACCTGCTAAATATCCAATAGCAACAGATTGACTACCCTGATTAATATATCCACATTGATATCCAATAGAAACAGATTGACTACCCTGATTAATATTACCGGCTTCAATACCAATAGCAACTGAATTAATACCCTGAATATTAAAACCAGCGCCATAACCAATACCAATAGCACCGGATGATTGACTACCGTATCCGGAGACAGCACCTACACTAATAGCATTAATACCCTGTCCTGTAAATCCAGCTCTATAACCAATACCTATCGCTCCGGATGATTGATTACTATAACCGGCTAACACGCCTACACTAATTGCGTTTGTTCCTTGATTTAAACAACCGGCTTGATAACCAACAGCTACGGCACCCGTTTTTTCACCAGATAAACCAGCTTCATATCCAATAGCTACAACATATTGACCTTGTGTGTATCGCCCAGCTTGATTACCAATAGAAACTGAACCAGCACCTTGACTAACAGACCCACTATTGGTGCCAATTGCTATAGAATAAGCACCCTGAGAACCACGTCCCGCAAGATAACCGATCGCAATCGCTTCAACTTGTTGGTTACTTAATCCGGAATCAGTTCCAATAGCGATACCATAAGCACCTTGGTTAGTTCCACCTGCTTGATGACCTACGCCTATACCAAAAGCACCTTGATTACTTCCACCTGCTCTAACTCCAATAGCAACGGAATAGTTTCCTTGTGCTGAATAACCGGCTGTATCACCAATAGCAATAGACTGTACACCCTGACCAGTAAATGCAGCTAGATAACCTATAGCAACGGAATTATTACCTTGTGTACCAAAACCTGCTTTATAACCTATAGCGACCGCGTAATCTTGTTGTGTAGTATATCCTGCTTCCGTACCAATAGCAACTGCTCCGATACCTTGTGTTGTATTACCTGAATTTGAACCTATAGCAACCGCCATAGATCGTTGATTATTTCTACCGGCACTACCACCAACAGATACTGAAAATGTTCCTTGATTATTTTCAGCAGCTCCATCTCCTATTGCAACTGAGTTTGCTTTTTGATTTACGCTACCGGCAGAACTACCGATAGCAATAGAATATAAATATTGGTTATTCCGTCCAGCTCCATTTCCAATAGCTATACAATTTCCACTTTGATCATTTTGTGCAGCTCTTCTACCAATAGCGATAGCTTCTGTATTTTGTCTATTTTGTCCACTTTCAGTTCCAATAGCAATAGAATATGCACCTTGATTAGAATTACCCGCAAATTGACCGACCGATACTGCATAATTAGCACTGGATGCTCTATCTCCAATTGCAACTGAATGAAATCCTTGTAAGGTTATTCCTGCTTCATTACCTATAGCTACCGTGTGATAACCTTGTTTTGTAAATCCTGAAGATCTACCAATAGCAACTGAATTTTCACCCTGTGAATATTTACCAGCATCTGTTCCAATTGATATTGAATTAGAAGCTTCATTACTAATACCAGCATTATAACCGATTGCGATTGAGTTCGTTTGCTGATTAAATTGACCTGCTTGAAAACCGACCGCAATACCAAATGATCCCTGAGTTGTTTGCCCTGCTTGAATACCATAACGAACATTTTCTGATTGAATACGAGTTTCACCAGATACATCTAGCACATAGATAGGCGATATAGTTCCTATTCCAACATTTCCGGTATTACTAATACGCATTCGTGAATTAGCAGTACCACTAACAACTGTTTGAATATCAAATTGAAATCCTCTTATGGTTGGACCCACATTAAGTTGATTGTAGAAATATGAATTTGTACTATCAATAGGTGGACTTGAATTAGTGCTTGCTCTAATAAAGCCAAGTGCTTGTATATTATTAGCAGACAAATCACCATTTATTATTGTATTTCCATTTATATTAAGTCTATTGGTTGATAATAATGGACCGATACTATTAACACTCAAATCATTTATTATTGCTATAGTTGATTGTAAATTGACCGCCGATAAGTCTCTTGTCCATATTTTAGTAGCACTCAAATCATTAATTATTGCTATAGTTGATTGTAAATTGACCGCAGATAAGTCTCTAGTCCATATTTTAGTAGCACTCAAATCATTCATTATTGCTATAGTTGATTGTAAATTGACCGCAGATAAGTCTCTCGACCATATTTTAGTAGCACTCAAATCATTTATTATTGCTCTATTAGATATCTGTAAATTGACCGCCGATAAGTCTCTAGTCCATATTTTAGTAGCACTCAAATCATTTATTATTGCTATAGTTGATTGTAAATTAACAGCAGATAAGTCTCTACTCCATATTTTAGTAGCACTCAAATCATTTACACGAAGTCTATTTGATACATCTAAATTATTTAAACTTAAGTCCTGTGTATATCTAATTTCCTTATTACTCGTATTATAAGTTAATACAAAATTCTCTCTTCCTTGTCTTATAGGTGCTATATACAAACCACTTATATCAATAGAACTTAAGTCATTTCCAGTAGCGTTAATAATTATAGAATTGATCAATTGATTTGTTCTTCCTGCTAAATTTCCTATAGCAATTGAATTAGTTCCTTGATTATAAGCACCTGCTTGATAACCTATAGCTATCGCACCAGATTTTTCACCTGATATACCGGCTTGATAACCTATTGCTATAGCATTTGTTCCTTGATTACTTGTTCCTGATTGAACGCCAATAGCTATTGCGCTGCTACCCTGTTGTGTCATACCTGCTTGATAACCTAATGCTATCGCACCAGTTCCTTGATTACCTTGTCCTGCTCCAGATACTAAATGTAATCTATTTGAATCACCATTACCACCGCCTGTTTGATAAGCACCTAAACCAATATTTGTATCATAATATAAATATTCACTCCAATAATTCGCAACTGGTAATGAACCACCGCTACCACCAGCGGATACATCTATCCATTTTATACCACTTGATGTACTACTTAATACCAATGATGTAGTTGAACCACTTGGATAGCCAAGAAAACCATTACTATCTATTATAAATTGTGGCTCCGCATATTCTGCTGATATACCATAAGTTATTATACGATTACTTACATTTACTATTCCACTTACATCTAGATTATAATTTGGTGTATTTATTCCAACACCAATACAAGTGTCAACAATTACATCATTTTTAAAATGACCACTACCACTTACATCTAGATTATAATTAGGTGTGTTTATTCCAACGCCAATACAAGTGTCAATAATTACATCATTCTTAAAATGACCACTACCACTTACATCTAGGTTATAATTAGGTGTATTCACTCCAACACCAATACTAGTATCAACAATTATATCATTCTTAAAATGACCACTACCACTTACATCTAGCTTGTATTGCGGTAAATTGGTTCCAATACCTACATTACCAATATTAGTATTGTATATATTATTAAATGATGAATCCCAATAGTCACCAGATGTATCAGTAAACTCATAAATTTTACCGCTTACATATAAGTCACCTCTAATATTAGTGGAACCACTAATATCTAAAGTATATTCAGGGACATTTGTATTTATACCTAAACTGAAATTATGTTTACCTAAATTAGCACCATAAATACCACCAAATGAATTATTACTAGCATCAAAACCTATTACTAATTGATTAGAAATATCCAATTTAGATGCGGAACCATATCCAATAACAATAGAATTATCACTATTAATAGCAGATGAATTAGCACCAATTACTATAGAATTGTCTCCTTGATTAGTATAACCAGCATTATAGCCTATAGCAATAGCATTACTACCTTGACCAGTAAAACCAGATAATAGTCCGATTTTTACTTTTTTAATATTGTCTGTATTAAGTGCCATTATATTACTATATATAATATATTTTTTTAGTTACTATAAGCCACACCACCCATACCACTCATAATTCTTAATATGTTGTAATTCACTGCCCATATACGTATATTTTGAACTTGTGTATTTAAATCTAATGATAAAATTGAATTATCAATACGACTAAAATTACAAGTACCTGATGGTTGATGTTCTTCTGGATTTAAAGCAAAAGAATAAGTGTAAAATCCACCAAATGGTTCAACTAAATAATCATAATATGGAACAGGAATAGGACTAATATAGCCGATTTGTCTATCACCTCCAGTATGATATTGATAAGGTTGAACACAACGGAAATATGTTCCTTCTCTTCTCTTAAATCTATCTAATGAGTTGAGCTTAATTTGTGCTTTTAATGTTAAATCAACATCATATAATGGTGGAACTACAGATGTATTAATTTGCCAAAAATCAAAAGGACTAACTACGGTTTCTGTAGAAGATTGAGGAGTTCTTTTTAAAGCCCATATAATTTCTTTAACAGGATGATTAAAATGCATTTCAATTTGGTTAGGACCAGATGAGACTGGTAATATATTGGAATATTGAACTTGTTCAATTAAATATTCGTGTGATACTTGAGCAAATCTTCTTCTTTCATCAGTATCTAAAAATATGTAATCACAAAATATACCAACTTTTGTAATATTTGGCGTAGTATTATCAGAGTTTATATATTGTTGATTATTTAAAGGATTAGCATATACATAATTAGAGTTGAATTGAATATTAATTTTAACTTCGTGATATTGTAAAGCAATTAATGGTAATGCTAAACCAGGATTACGACAGAACCAGAATTGTAGAGGAATATATAATTTAGAGTTTCCATTGTTATTTGTTAATTGTCCGGTTAATAATCTACTCAATTTATTCATATCTTGATAAGTATGTGTTAATTGTGTCCAGATATCCATCCATACGCCATAATGTTTATCTATAACGAGACCACCGATTTCAACTTCAACAAACTCTATAATTTGATGTCCTAAACGCCAAGTGGCTGAAACCATTGGACTATCCCAATCAACTTCTAAGATAATCTGTGATACAAGGTCGGCATTACGAACAATGACACAGGACATTCGGGAGCCTAATTTACCATTACCATCTGGTGTAACTTCAATTTGTTCAATGGCGAAGTTAGTGTGTCTCTTATATACTACTTTAAAGAATGATATTTGTGGATTACCGGTTAAATATACGTCTTGACTACCATATGCTACTAACTGCATTAAACTTCCAGTCATTGCTTATACTTATTATTAAATAATAAAATAATAATTATAATAAATTTGATAAGAAAACTTATTTCAATTTAAAAAATAGAGAGATATATTATATTAAAATGACAATGTTTCAAGAGTTAGATTATAATGCAGATATACAGAAGGTCGTGGGTGTCCAATTTTCAATATTATCACCTGATGAAATTCGCCGACGTTCTGTAGCTGAAATATACACTAACGAAACATACGATGGAGATATTCCGAAAGTAGGTGGTCTATTTGATCCTCGTATGGGTGTATTAGAACATGGAAAAAAATGTCCTACTGATGAATTAGATAATCGTCATTGTCCTGGATACTTTGGGCATATAGAATTAGCCAAAAAAGTATTCTACATGCATTACATTAAATATACTATAAAATGTTTACAAAATGTATGTTGGCGATGTTCTAAATTATTGGTAGCGAATGATGACCCTGATATTCTTAGAATAACAAGTAGTACAAAAGGAGTTAATAGATTTTTAGCAATAACTGAATTGTGTTCTAAAATTAATGTTTGTGGTTTTAAAAATAAGGATGGTTGTGGTGCTATACAACCATATACAATAAAGCGTGATACACGTGATAATATAGGTAAATTAATAGCTGAATGGCGAAAGACTGATATAGGTATTAGTGAAGAAGAGGAAGAAGAAAAAAAGGATGATAAAAAGGAAGAAGTGTATAATCAAGTTAAATGGGATGCTGATGATGTAGAAAGAATATTGAGGCGTATAACAGATGAAGATGTAACTGTAATGGGATTTAATAAGGATTATTGTCGTCCTGAATGGTTAATATGTTCTGTATTACCAGTAGCACCTCCAAGTGTGCGTCCATCTGTTCGTGCGGATAATAATACTCGTATGGAAGATGATTTAACACATAAATTATGTGATATTATAAAGACAAATAAGACGTTGAAGCAGAAAATAGCCACGAATGCTACAAAGACGATTATAGATGATTGGTATAATTTATTACAGTATCACGTAGCAACATTAGTAAATAATAATATACCAGGTATTCCACAAGCACAGCAAAGAAGTGGTCGTCCGTTAAAGGCGATAATGGATAGATTAAAATCAAAGGAAGGACGTGTTCGTGGTAATTTAATGGGAAAGCGTGTAGATTTTAGCGCTCGTTCAGTTATTACACCTGATGCGCGTTTAAAGTTGAACCAATTAGGTGTTCCTTATGATATATGTATTAATCTTACTTATCCTGAAAAGGTTAATGCTTATAATAAGGAAAGATTATTGGCTTATGTGAGAAATGGGTATTCAAAGTATCCAGGAGCAAAGTCAATAAAAAGAAAATCAACTGGAAAGATTATATCATTGAGTGTTGTAGATACAGCAACACTTGAATTATTTGATGGTGATATAGTTAATAGACATTTAATTGAAGGTGATATTGTATTATTCAATCGTCAACCTTCATTACATAAAATGAGTATGATGCAACATAGTGTTGTACCATTACCATATAAAACATTTAGATTAAATGTATCTGTAACTCGGCCCTACAATGCTGACTTTGACGGTGATTAACTAAAATCAGTCACCAACAGGAAGCGTGAAAAGCGTGAAACTTCCTAATCAATAGTAATATTGGTAAAACATCTTGTTGCGGGAAACCCCTTAGAACTCTAACTACCACTTTATATGAGAAATTATATAAAGGACCTCGGTTAATAGCCGAACCCAATGGTAATAATGTTAGAGATTGGGCAATCCGCAGTGTTATCTTCTAAGTTCGTTATGATAGAATATGAAGAGCATTCAACGACTGAACGGATGTTGGTCAATAATGATGGTCTAATCAACCTGAATTGGCTTAAGATACAGTCTAGTCCCTCTTGGA